TCAAAAAGCATTTAGGTCCTCTTGGTTGGTTTCCGACAACCGCTCTGGACGCTCAGATTTTCTGATGTTTCTTTCGCGCGCCCATTCCTCAACAGCTTCAACGTGCCGCATCCCGACAGCCGGATCAATCGGCGGTAACCCATACTGCCGTTCCAAAGCCACAGCGTTAGAGCGAAGCCACGTGACGTTGTGGCCTAGCATCTTCGCTATGGTTTCTTCTTTGACGTAGAGCGGGGACATGGTTCAGGTGCCTTTTCTCACCGGCCGAATATTTCATTGAAAACAAGACGAAGCATCATGTAGAGCGGCATTGTGATCGGCCAGGCTACGATCATCAGGAAGTCGAAAACGGATATATTCGTTGTCGTTCTGATCGTTGCAGTTCCAAATCCTGCTGCACCAAAAATGTAGAGCCATATCAGCAGATAGTGTTCATAGGTCATGACCAATCACCTTCCTTTTTCGCACTCCGACACTTGAGACCAAGAACCTTAGCGTCCTTGTAGACTGTGGATGATGGAACCTTCACCACTCTGCCTATCTCGCTGGCGGTCATCCCGTTCTTAATCAGTTTGGTGACCTTCTTTCGGCGCTCTGTTACTGCTTCTGGTGGGTGGCGACGTGGGCCGCGGGAAGGTGGGGGGCGCATCTTCGCGCGCGCTGGCTCTAGTCGCTTAGGCAGCGACTTGATCAGGTGTTCGCCTTTCCAGGCATCCGGGTTGCCGTCCCGCTCTACCAATGTATTAGTCATGGGGTGGCTCCTTGTCGCAAGTGCGGCTATCAAATATCTTTGATCGAAAGGTGCTTAGCTGACCGTCGCAACGGTAGCATCGGTACAAAAACACCTCGAAGGCTCTGCGTAGTGGCCGAAGGAGAAAGACGTCATCTGCGCCGCGACTAAAAGACTTCCTGTTTAAGCACATCTACTCCCCCTCCGGTTGGTCGGCCAGCGCGGACAGGATGCGGCGTTCGTAGTCGGCTTGAGCGGCTGCTTTGGCCTCTTCTTGTGTGTCAAATACCCCGTCAGTTGCCATCAGAGACCACGACATTCTAAGAGAAAACAATCCGTCGTCTCTTGTGAAGACCGTATAACCAGCAAATCCGGGCGCGTCCGCTGACACACATCGCTCATTTGTTTTACGCCACACCAGCGGCTTGACCCTCCGAGCTGCATCCAGACGGGCTTGCAGTGCGTCACGTTCGGCGAGGGCGGATCTCAAATAGTCAATAGTATCCTGAACGGTTGCAGACGCTCGCAAGACATCAGGCAGCGGAACACTAGATAAGATGTGACCGAATGCCTTCTTCCACTCATCACGTTCAGCCTCACGGTTCAGGGCGTATTCTTTCCAGTACTCAATACCCTTAGGTGTCCGCTCGGGCGCTTTTGTGTCGTGCGTGGTCATGATGGGGTGTCCTCTGGCTGTACCGCTTTGAGATTGGGCTTAATTTGGATGAGCGTGTCGCGCAATAGATTCAGCAAATCCTCAATCTGAGCGTCCATAGGTGCATTTCGCAATCGGGGTTTGGTTTTTGCCACAAGTGCAGCCGCGAATGAAACCGATGCTGCAGCCATCAAAAGGGATGTCCCAGCCTTTTGCTCGTCGCTCATGCGGTCTTCTAAAAGAAGTGCTTGGTTGTTTCCGTGGACAACCTGCATGATTGCGTCCCGATATCGATCTAAAGTTTCAGCGTGCATCCGCATCACCCCCCTCCTTCCGACAGGGAACGCAGGGCGGCGCGAGCCATATCAAGGCACCAAGCGCCTGCTGGGGTGGATGCACTAAACCAGTGGTCATCAGCCATTAACGGGCCATCGTGCATCGCTGCGGCCATTTTCCTTAGAGCAATATCATCGTTTAACAACACCCGCGCTGCCGCCTTCACCGGGTCGGGCTCAGGCTGGGCCATATCGTCTGGCAACCCAAGTTCCGCAGTGGTGCGTTTAACTATCTCATCCCTCCGTCTGCTATGCAGATGCGGCTGGACCACAAGGCGAAGAAGGTCACCAATCATGCCGCGAAGTTTCTCCGTCTCCGGGTAGGGATCGGGCTGTGCGCTGGGTGCGGGGGTGGTCACGTGGATCAAATCGGCTGAACCGCATGCCAAGCATCGGCCAAGGTCGCAGAGCATTACGTTTTCGTCGCAATCTTTGCACCATGGCTGGGAATTCGCTTCCCGGCTGGCATGTGGAGCGGGGCGAGCCTCCAACTCTTCGACACGGGATAGGAGGGCATCGAGCATATCAATGGATGATTGCGCGTAAAGCGAAGAGGCGTGAAATCCTTTCTCTATGCTGGAAACTCTATGACCATTGAGTTGCGCAATTACCCGCTCAACGGCGTCTCTACTGATATCGGTCATGACTCACCCCGTGCTTTGAGCATGGCGTCAGCGGCTTCGTATGCAGCACGCGCCCGATCAGTCCAACCGTTTTGGTCCCATGCGTTGTTTGCGCAAAGTCCCGTTAGAACCTGTGCTGCTAAGTAATCGCGCAAGGTCATGCCTCGATCAATCAAACGCCCGTAATGCGCCACGTCCACCGGGAATGCTGCCGGATTTTCTGGCTCTCGTCTCATCTCAAACACTCCTAACAATCACTACGGCCACGAGGGCCAATAACGTACATGCCACCCAGACCGTCCTGCGTTCCGTCGCTGGACCCCGTTGCCGAGGCCCAGAAAGAGAAATCAGTCGGCCACACGGCGGGCCTGCTGAAGGAATGGGTCGAATTCCCGGCTGATACGCATCTCATAGATGCCTGGAGTCATGTCGTGTGCTTCGTGCGCGTTTGCCGCGTTCTGCTTTAGGCTCGTTGGCTCATCGACAATGGCGTAAAGGATACGCATCCCCTCGGGCACGTCAGTGGTCCGCTCCATCACTGTGACCCCCGGTGCGTCAATCACGTGATGGTGGCCGCTTTCGCTGTGGCTAATGATCCACGCGCCGGTCTCGTCCTTTTCGGTAAAGGGCACCAGTCCTTCTGGAAGCTGGTCAATGTAGCGAGCGTAAATCTCGCCCTGTGCAAAGGCTGTCATGATGTTTCTCCTTAGGTTCTGACAGTGGGGTAGATGAACTCAGATGCGGGTATTCCGACGCGCCAAGCCTGCGCTTCAAGCACGGTGCCGATTTCGTTTGGGACGCCCTCGAAAATGGTTCCGTTACGAGGGCACTCGGCTTTCAGGAAACGACCGGGTTCTGGCAGGTCTGGAATGCGGACTTCAAACAAATCGCCGTGCATCGGATCGGGGTCACTGTCCAGTATGCGGTGATCAAGGCTATCAAGCATGCGCTCCATGCCAAGGATCGCCACACCCGCAGCCCGCTGTTCGACGTTCTCGCAAGACAGGATCTCAGATGCATCAATTGAGGCGTGGTCCTCAATCCAGTTTCCAGGCACTCGAACCCCACGCCATGCATGAACGGAAAATCCGTCACGATACCGAATTGCCGGACCGTCTTCACAGTGCAACAGCTTTTCGTCGTTAAGTTGAATAACTTCGGGTCGATTGGTGATGACGGCACATCCTTCAAAGGGCCAAACCCAACCGCACTCCTGAGCAACCTCAAATAGCCCCACGGCCTTTTCGGACAGATCAAAATGAGAATTGAAATAGTGATGAAATGACAGCCATGAGGCGTCGTGTGAGCCGAATACTGCGTCCCAGACCTGATCCCCGACCTGAGCCCTGACCTGAGCCCCGACCTGAGCCCAGACCTGAGCCCAGACCTGATCCCAGACCTGATCCCCGACCTGAGCCCTGACCTGATCCCCAAATTTCGTATCTTTCAACATCGCAGCGGCGATTGCGCCCTGTTGCGGGTTGTCTAGAAAGATGAATACAGATGGAGGTGTTAGATCTGCGCATTCATACATCCTGCAGACGGCGGCTTTTGCCCTCTCTTCATCTATAGGCGAAGTGGAGAGGCCAATATCAAGCCACATGTCTCGCCATTTTGATAGATCTGAAACTTGTTGGTTTGTCAGGGTGGTAATCATCTAAAAATCTCCCATACGATTACGGCGGTAACTGCGACTGCAACGATCTGCAGCGCTTTGAACATCCACATGGTTCTGCGGTGCTGTCGACGGCTTCCTTTAGGCAGCCAGTGGCGGGAATGGTGGCGGTTCATGGGATCAGCCCGCCTGACATCTGAGTGACCTGGGCGTCCTCGTCGTAGGTGGCGTGAGGATTGCGGTCTGCATCGGTTTCGATTGCCGCAAGTTTCCGCTCGAACGCCTCGATCGTTGCAATTGCCCTATTGCGACCGGCCGCTGAGGTTCCCTGAAGCAACGTCTTGGTGCGGGTTGTTTCTTGCGGGTGGGTTAGGTCGGTCATCCTGAATCCTGACTGGCAAACAACTCTTCAACCATTCTGATCCGCTCGAAGATGTACTGACCGCTATTGACGGCCCATGAGTTCCCGAGGGCCTTGTAACGGGGGCCATCAGGGCATTTTTCGGCAGGTCTGTTGCGCCAAGGGATAGCCGTCCAATCGTCGGGAAAGCCCATTAGGCGCTCACATTCTGTGGGGGTCAGGCGACGGACAGCCCAGGGAACGGCGACATAACTACGACTTGACCCTCCTGAGGCAGCGCGGACACTGGCGGTGTCGTGCGGGCCTTCAGGCATCGCTCCTCCCTCACGGCCACGCATGTCAAAAGCAACCGCCGGCGGATGCGCTCCCGCCGCCGGCGGGTGACACGGATCACCCGGCTTGGGGTTGCTGAAATTGCCGGGGCTGGTCACCTGAGTTGTGTCGAAAGCCACTGCAGCATGACCGCCGGCGCTTTGGTGGCTGTTGTGGTGTCCCATTGATCGCAAAGGTGGGTGTGACCCGTCCTCTGAGACCTGTACTTCCGTGCCCTTGCAATCGAAGGCAACCGGCACAATCGGCGTCCCGCGGCCCGTCCCATCCTCACTGGCATCGAAACCTTCAGCTTTCAAGGTGTGGGCGACAACTGCGGAAAAGTCGGCCTCGGGCAGCGCGCCCTTACGTTCTCTTGCGGTTAGACAGGGCGCGGCGTCGTGAGATGTGATCAGTGTGTCCTGATCTTCTCTGTGGCTGAGCTGTGGTTGCGCCCGTAGTGATCGGGCCGTCTCAGGTACTAGTCCACCGCCACAGTCAAAGTCTGTTCCGAGTCCACCACCTGCTGAAGGGCGTGCGCTAACTGTGGGGGCAACGTTTTTCCCCGCTTCTCGGCGCGGCGGAGGATGCCCGCACAGGCTTTCGCGGTCAAATAGAACCGCTGCGGCACGGCGCCAATCTCCAAGATATCCGACAAAGAACAGACGGTCGCGTCGCTGAGGGACAGCGCGTGCGAAACCCGGTGTTTGGATGTATTGAGCGTCAAGATGGATGAACCCGCCATGATAGTTGAGTTCTGCCGCCCCGGCCATGAAACACCAAAGCGCATGGCTTTCGACACTTGTGTATTCGTCAGTGACCACGATCTCTTCCCCGTCTCTGGGTCCGTCGTCACTGTCCAGGTCGATGTCCGGTGGACTTTGATCGGGAGCCTCGTGGGAAAGCGCGGATAGAACGCCGGGGACGTTTTCCCAGACCAGCCACCGGGGGCGATATCGTTCAGCAATGGCAAGATATGTGAGGGCGAGGTTCCCCCTTGGGTCAGCAAGGCCTTTTCGAAGGCCAGCGATCGAGAACGACTGACAGGGGGTTCCTCCGCAGAGAACATCGATGTTTGCATCCGGCCATCCCTTGAATTTAGTCATGTCCCCGAGGTTGACAGCGTCGGGGAAGTGCTCTTTGAGAACTGCACATGGGAACGGCTCGATCTCGGACTGGTAGCGCCAGTCGATCCATGGGGCTGCGCGTTCTGGTGCCCCTATGCCGCTGCAGACGGTCATGCCGATCATCAGTACATCGCCCCTTCCATGGCTTGGTTCTTGAGCTTGTCCCAGATGCGGGTGAGGTGGCGTCCCTGTGATCGGTCGCCTTTGTTCCAGCGGCGTTTCCGCTTGAACCAGATCCGGCGCAGACGCTTTGATGTGGTCGACCAGTGCTTGCCGCAGATCCATTCGTCATACGGCTCAGCTGTAGTGCGGGCGCAGAAGGGGATGCAGCAGGACAGGCGGGTCATGATGAGACGCCTTCGAACAAGCCGCCAATTGGCCGGTGATCTGGGTCAAAGTTTAGCCACAGAACCTCAGTGCGCTTTCGGGCACCGTCAGCCAGTGCTTCACATTCGACGCGATGCCAATCGGATAATGCGCCCTCATAGATTGGGTGAGCGTAACCGGAAATGAGAACACGGCCGGTTGCTGATTGGAGAATTGACAGCAGCTCTAAATGAGCGTCGTCAGTCATTTCGTGGGCATAGCGATGGTGCAGGGTCTCGGAACTGCGCTGGCTCGACCTGGTGTCGTGCACATAAGGCGGGTCAACATAGAACAGGGTGTCAGCCCCATCGTGTTTTTGTATTACATCAACAGCCGGTTTGTTCTCGATGATCACGCCCCGCATGCGGTCGACCACCTGAACGAGCGCTGTCGGGAAGCCAGCCCAATCGATTGCTGGTGTTGTTCCTGATTTTTTGCTATCGGCACGGAACCCCGTTGATTGCCGATTGACTGCCAAACCAGAACCGAAGCCCATTGCAGATCTAGCAACCAGGCGACGGGCCATCTCGATCGGATCATCAGTTTCCTGATAAGTCTCTGCGAACTCATCGCGAGAAAACGGCGTCAACTTCACGGCTTCGACCAGGCGTTGAGCATCGTCAGATCGCAGCACCCGAAATAGATTGACCACATCGGCGCTAAGATCGTTGTAGACCTCTGAATAGGAGCGGTCTTTTCGCAACAGCACTGATGCCCCGCCCCCGAATGGCTCAACGTAACAGCGGTGTTCCGGGAAGTGCGAGATGATCCATGGGGCCAAGCGCCATTTGCCGCCATGGTATCTTAGGACCGGGCGTGTCGGCTGGTTCATGCGTCACCCATCAGCGCAGCGGGGAAGCCGTTGTGTTCAGCCCATTCGATCTTGGTTTGCTGGGTCATGCCCTGTCGCCCAGAAGCGCATTAATCCGGTCGATTTCGCGATCAATCAGAGCCTTTGGGGGGAGGTTTTCGTCGTTCTTTGCACGCAGTCTGTATGGAACCGACATTGTAAGCTTGGGGTGTTGGTACTCCTTCAAGCCGTCCAGCAGGTCGCGCGCAACCATCAGTTCGGCCTGGCACTTGGTCAACAGAGCGTTGGCATTATCGATGACATCCGAAACCGATTTGCACTCTTCGAAGTGTTCTTTGACTGTGTTCTTAGGCATTTCGTATCTCCTGTTTCCGCTCCCCGTCACTCACCAACGGGAAGCGGCGCCCGGCACCATGCAGGGCGTTCAATTCTCGTTCCTCAGAAGCCGAAGCCGCCATTAATCCCGACAACAACATCGCTGCCGTTGGACCCAATCATCAGGCCCATGCTCGCGCGGTTGTTGATGCGGTGGTTCCAACCGATAGCCCCGACGGTGGACCCGTCTCGGAAGGCCAAACCCCCGGCCAGATAGTTCGGCTGGGTGAAATCCATTTGGAGGGTGGACAGAGCCAAGGCGAGATCAGCGCGGATGGTGTTGTCTTTGATCCCGTCGGCAAATTGTGCGCGCTGCTGTTCGAGATCCTGTTCCCGCTGGACAGAGAGCGGAAACGGCAAGCTCGGATGTTTCTCTTTGACAACATCGGGAACGATTGCCGGTGCGTCTGGAACAGCGGCCGAACCGGAGAATGGATCAGCGGCGGCAGCGCTTGCGGTAAGAATGAGAATGGTTGCAATGACGTTTTTCATCAGATGGTTCTCCGTTGTGAAATCAAATCAATTCGCTGTCGGGGATCACGATCAGGCCTGCGCTTATCCATCGAGAGATCGTCGCCTGATTGGCGCGCATGACCTGGTGCCAAAACGCTGATGGATAACTGTCTCGGATTATGTGTCCGCGAGGGTCAACGCAGGCCAAAAGGTCGTGACAAAGACGGCATCCCGCAGCAACGAAAACGTCACTGACTTTGGTCGAAGTGCCCTTGCCTATAGATCCCTCAATGTGGCACCCGACAACAGTTTCGGGCGACTCACACTTCAGGCCTATGAAGCCCGCTATGCGCAACTCACAAGGCATTTTTTCACATTCCTGCATCAAGTCATCTGACCTGACCTTGATCAGCAAGTTCGGGTTGAACTGGTTCATGAGCCGACCTCCGGCTTACCGCCCAGGCCACACCAACCCAGCTCAGGCTTCGCGGGCACCCCATACGCCTCAGGATCGTTCATCACGTTGGCGACGGCCTTCTTGTGGTACAGGTGTTGCGGCTTTGCTTTGTCGCCGGTTTCCTTGGCCTTTTCCTGAGCCAACATCGCCTCTTCCCGCTTGATCGCACCCAGGAAACGGGGATCACTTGCCGGAAGGGGCAGCCAGCGCCACATGATGCATTTGTCGGCGTCACAGTTCGGGCCCGCCTTCTTGTCGAATGTGCGTGCCAACGGGCAAGCAAACGTCTCACGGGCCTCTTTTGGTTTTAGAAAACTGCTCATGCTCATCCCTCGGCCTCCGAGTTCAGGGCCCATTGCTGTTTGAACCCGGCCATCCAATGCGCCTTCTGTTCGATCTGATCATCGCCATAGGGGCAGTCAGCCGCCGTCTTGTCGTTGTTGGCAGCGGTGACACCCTCGGCGAACTCAAACGCAGATGGGTCCGCGTCTGGTTCATCCTGGCTGTCTTCCTCTGCGGGAAGGATTTCGCTATCGATTGGATCACCGGGTTCCTGCTCAGACGGTTCCCCCGCCTCGTTCTGTTGCTGCAAGCGTTGGGCAAGGTTCTGAGACGCAGCATCGGCCTGTTCTGATCGCTCTTTCAGGTCGGCCAAGTGGTTCCGCAAGAAATCACGGTGCCGTTTACCCTCATCGCTGTTCCAAAACTGGGTGAACGCGTCTTTGCCTTCATCGGCTGCCTCGCGAGCCCGCAATAGAATCTCTTCGTTCTTGCTGCCAGCGAGTGGCTTAACTACGTACTCGTTGCGCCTGGCTCGTGTCGTCGTCAGCATCAGAGACTGAGCGCGATCAATGTGGCTCATGTGGCTGATGCGAATACCGCCGACTTTGATGCCGCCGAATTTGACCTCCGGGTCATTGTACAGCGTCATAGATCTACCGGGGTATGCAGTACCATCTGCCCCCCAAACCTGTACTAGAACACGGCGCATAGAGAGGCAGGGCTTATAAGGCTTGTTGTTGTCACCCTCAAAGTAAACTGAGACCGGTTGATCTGAGCCTTCTTGACCCTGTACACGGGTGACAGTGACCGTCTTAGGCCCTGCGATCAGATCATCTGCGTTCAGCTGATCACTCTTTGGCGCAATGGTTTTGGAAAGATCAGTCATTGTTGATACCTTCCAGGCCACCAGCCTGAATCCATTCGTCGACTCGCTCAGGCGAACCATGGCAGCCAATCGGAGCTCGATTGTGCAGCCAAACACAAAGATCGAACATGCTTGCGCGGTTGGTTTCGTCGGCGCGGTTAAAAGCACCCATCAAGTCATTCGACAGAAATGCCCTGCCAAAAGAGCCCATCGGAATGCCCTTTTCGATGTAAAGGCGAAACCCGTCCTGCATGTGGGCGGGCAAGGGGGAATAGTCCAAGTCAGTCATTGTTCACCTCTGTGTTTTCATCTTCTTCGGAAGGGTCGATCAGCGGGACGCCGCCACGATCCAAACCCATCGGGCCGGGCTGAACTCCGCAGTGGCGACAGACGAAGACACCAGCGCGCCGCCTGGTAATTCGTTTCGCTCCACACTTTCGACAGTCCATCCGGGTAATCCTTTGATTTGTTTCGGGATTAGGAGACACGCACTTCGCCCAACGGCCCCACGCGCTATTGCCCCCTAATCCCCGAACGCAGAGAGAAGTTCTCTCAAGTTCCAAACATTGCGCATGCAATGTTTGCTCAACCGCTCCTATGGGGCTTAGGCACTAGGTCACGGTTATTCGGTGACGCCCTCATCCTTGTGATTGACGAGTGCGAGGGTGTTGATTTCATCTTCATGATCGGCCAGCAGAGACTTCCGCAGCTCAGCCCGTTTGCGCTTTTTCTCGGCGGTTTGGACGGCCGCGATGATTTCGCCTTCCTTGGCCAAAACACCGTCGAAGGCAGCGGCATCAATGCGCTGGACCGCCCACTTGATCTTGGGGGAGTTGTCAAAATCAATGTCGATGTCGACATTTTTGACCTTCACAACAGTCATCCCGTGCCGTGTGTCAGTCTGAACCGCGACAAGATCGTCAACCTTGATGGTCTGGTCGAACGTCTTGAAAACAGTGATCGGCCCGTTTTCCTCATATTCACAAGCAATTGCGCGGATATCGTCATTGACCAGAAATAGAATGGTGGAATTGTTCATCGGTGTTTCCTCTCGGTTCAAAGGTTTGGCATTTCGCCGTTGGCCTGCATTTCGGACAGGCGTTCGGTCATTGATGGGGGGAATTCGTAGGTCAGGATCTCGGCCCCAGCGCCGGGCCAATCTCCGGTATCGAGGCCGTGCTTGATCTTGTTGAGACCATCACGGATCAGGACACGCGACCAATACAGCGTGTCGGTCTCAACGATTGTGGGGATCACATCGTATGGTTCCGAGGTCTGACACATGACCAATCCGCATTTCTCTGCGGTGGTATGGAACACATGCTCGGCACCCATAAGGCCCATTGCCATCTGCAAGGGATAGCCAAAGTCTGTGATCGATCGTTGTGCGGCCAGGCGCAGGTTCTTACCCTTGGGCGCGAAGGTCTTCAAATCGCCGAAGTCGTAGCCATTTGTCGGGATGCAATCGACCCGGCTTTTCAGCCATAACCCTGTGATTTCGTCCTGCCAGACCAGCGAGACCTCAACCAAATCGGATTTCAAAATTTCAATGGCAAGCGGATTGGCGTTCAGGTTTTCCGCCATAAAGAAAATGCGCTCGACCAGTTCCTCTTTGAGCAAGAGACGGCCTGCAGCTTTCGCGTCAAAGGCCTCCCAAAACTCAGCACCTTCTTCCGCTGCCTCCGACCAAAATCCATTCTTCTCAAACGCTTTGATCTGCGTGGCTGTTGGGCGACGTGGTGCATCCTTGGGGATGTAGATGAAATTCTCGTCAAAAACCTCATCGCCCAGAACCAATGAGTGAGCGGCCTTTCCAAGGATCAGGCTGTCGGTATGGTCTTTCTTGGGGTAGCGGTTCGGGTTCCCGTCAAAGGCCTTCCAGAACGCGTGCGGGCTTTCGAGTGCCGCCTTGCGAATTCCCGTCGACGATACCGACGGGCCGGGGCAAACACCTTGGCTGTGATACCAATCCATGCTCATCCGGTACGCACCGGGGCCAGGCACGGTTTGGCCGTCTGGGATATCGGTGATTGTCAGGCTCATAGATTCTCCATGTGGTAGAAACGATCCCACAACTTGCTTGCTGGTGTTTTGCTGGGATCACCGTTCAATGGCGGGCGCAGAAGCCTAATAAAAAAGCCTTCATAGTCATTGAGTTCGTAGGGTTCGCAGGGGAAAACTTGAACTTTATCAAAGGCTTTATCGGCTCGATGCGTGTTTATCCGCTGAACGATGTTTCGAGACTGCCCGACATAAACAACGTGACCATTCAGTATTAGGAAATAGACCCCACTTCGCGGCAGTCTGTCCGGGTTAAACTCCACGACTGAATTCGCGTCCATACGATCCAGTACTGCCGCTGCAACTGGGTTCGTCACCACGATTTTTGCTGTGGGTGCTGGTTCTTGGCTCGCAACATGAAAGGAAAGGTTTGGATATGCTCTTTGTAAATCAGCCTTCGCCCAACGGCGAGAGCCCCCAATCTTTGTGGATCGTGGCAATTTCCCTTGCTTTGCGTGCCGCCAAACAGTGCTAACGCCGATACCTAGTATTTCTGCAACTTGAGGTGCTCTTAGAAATTCCTGTTGAGACATGATGGCCTTCTTGTTTGCGCTGTAGAAAAGGGGCGGACAGCCTCAATCGAGGTTGAAAGCCGTCCGCCAGTTGGACGCAGGGAGTACGGACCCCTGCGAGAGGCATTCAGATGGGTACGAAGGAAAGAAGCTTAGGCAGTACGATCAGCCAGACGATCAGCGCCATCGCCCACGTCGCGCTATCACGAACGACATCCGTGCCATTGCTCGGTGTATCGTCCATGTCTTCAACGCTGGGAATGAAATCGATCATAGCGAAACTCCTGTCATCCAAAGGAAAAATGAAGAGTAGAGCGTATCCGCCGCCAGTAGCGTGATCAGGCAAGTGGCCGCTGCGATCAGCATCAGCCAGACTGGGGGCAGCGCATCGTAGAGGCTGTCCCTGCGCATCTGCGGGGCATTCAGTCGCTCGAACGCTCGGTTAAGGGTTTGAGGGCGCTTCCCTGCGTGGGGAGGAAAGGAAGCGCCCTCTGACGCGCGCCCGTACTCGTTAAACCGAACACTGGTTACGGGATGCGCGGGGGATTCCGACCGATGTGATTTGCCGTGAGTGGCGCTGGCTGGTGTTGCCTTTGGGTCGGAAGAAAAAACTGTGCGGAACATGTCGATCACTCCGCCGCCATTGCTGGATAGGGGCTGCGGTAGATCGCAACCTCGGCGTCTGTGAAACGCTGGCCTAACCGATTGAGGGCTACCGCCTCATCAAATGTCGTCGCAAGAACGAAGCAATCATAGGCGGCGTCAGGATAGACCGGAGGCTCGTTTGCCTTGAACAGGGCTTCTGATTGGTCGTTAGCCAACGATCCACCGGACCAGAAAGGTGCGCCCGTTTCGTGATCGCTGCCACGGCGAAAGACCACGTAGAAAGGACGCTCCGAGACCGGGCATCGGCTGGTGATGTCGTTTGCTGTGATCATTGTTGCCTCCTGTGTGTGCCCCGCGATCTGCTTTCGCGTCTTCGGCGGGGCGCCCGGTGTTGGGCTATGGAGACATCGTTATAGTTTGAAAACTATTTTGGCAAGAGAAAAAATAGTTGAGAAACTATCAAAGTTTCAGCCAGCCTACAGTGTGAGGAATGCCGTCAATATCGGCGATCACGTCGTGTTCAACGACTTCAAAGCCAAAGCGACGGAATATCCGATAGATTTTGCACGGCATGAGCGCCACAAGCTGCTCACCACCCAATGATCGAGCAGTAGTTGCCGTCTTGCAGACAATTTCCCTCTGAACCTTCATTGCCTTTTTGGGGCTGAGGTCGCGCCGAACAAAGAACCGGGTGGCTTCGTATATCCGATGATCTCTGGGCAAGTCCGCGGGGATCATTTCAACGGGTATTCCACTAATTAGGCCATCCTGGGCGTCCTTAAGCATGTAGCTTTCTTGCCCATAGCTGGGTGCGTCGGTACGCAGGAGGCGAGATCCGCCGACGCAATGGCCGTCTTCCATAACGATAATCCATTGTGCACCTGGTCTGTCGTACCAATCGAACTCAAGGGTATCGGTATGGGGAAGTTCCCATCCCTTTTTGTCGACAAACTCATCCTTCCTGAGTTGCCAGTATTCATTCCAGGCATTTCCTGCCTGATGGATGTTTGAAAAATCCACAGCTATTGATTGCATGCAAATGCTCCTTAAGGGTGTCCCTAAGGAGTTGTAGACGTCGCGCTATCAGTTCGGAATGCTCAGGTCTCGGCTGTGCCTGACTGGGCTATTGATTGCGTAGTACCCGAAGTAACTGAGCGTCGGAGTTGACTTGGTATTTTTTGAACAAACGTCGTTTCGCTGTCTTTAGTCCGTCAGGAGTGACACCAAGGATCTCTGCAATCTGCGCCATTGGCAGCCCCACACCCAACAAGTCAACAAGACCCTGCTGTGATTTCGTGAGAGGTTCGATAACCACTTCTGATCTTTGCACGATCCGCGCCATTGATGATTGTACGAAACTAAGATCTGAATCGCTAACTTCACCATCGTGGTAAGCGCTGACTACATAACCACCGCAGGACAACCCAAACCCTTGCTTTAGGCCAAAGTCTCGCGCCGCGTTCATAACCGGATTTTTCTTCATTCGTTTGTGGATATCGCTCCACCTGAGCGGTGTTTCACCAGCCAATGCGCAATATGGTAACGGGTCAAGTTTCTGAAAATTATTAACAAAATAGAATTTTTGCCATTGATCATCAAATGTGGAGGTGAAATCCAATTCACCTGTATGAAATCCAGTGCCAATTGCATATCGTTCGAAGCCAATCTTGGTCAGCTCATCTCCCAAAAGTTGTAATGTACTTGTCATATTCATTTTCCATTGATATCAAATTAGGACCCCCTAGGGGTGCATTTGATAGTTATGAAATAGATATTAAACTACAAGGGCAGCGGGATGGATTCGAAGACGCGGCTATTTAGTGTGGTCGAAAAAATACAGAATGAACGTGGGGATGATGGGGTAGTAGAGGCGCTTACGATATTAGAAAAGCTTCTAGTATCCGAACCGCCTGAGGAAGCTTCGATTTGTCGGCCTGCTCGACCAAGTTCATAATCTTAGCCTTCGGATCTTCCTCGCCGTCGAGGAACAACATTCCGCTTGGGATGTTCAAGGCTTCCGACCACGCAACAAGAGCTTCTAACGGAATCGGTCGCTTAAACTTGTGCGACTGGTAGTAATACGAGTCCTGGCGTCCCGCGAGAAGCGAGAGTTCTTTCTTATCCGCGTTTAGTTGTTGGCGCTTGGTTTCGATCACATCCCACTGGTGAAGTGTTTCGGGATCTACTTTTTTTGTTCGCGTGGTCATAGTCGAAAATTAGTCGAAAAACTATTTGTGAGCAATATCAAATAAATAGACGCCCTAGGGGTTCATTTTGCACTGAACAGTAGTTCGAAAACTATTGATTGGTAATAGTTAAAAAACTATCACAGTCCAAAGTGAGGACTGTTTATGTGGCGAAAGTTCGATGTTCCAGCATCTGAGGATGTGATTCGGAAGGCAGCAAACGAAGCTCTTCCCGAAGTTTTGGAAGCAACAGGCAAGAAGAAAACCCAACTGAGCAAAGAGTTGTTCAACTGCCCATCTGCTTTGGGGCGGTTCCTGAATGGAAAAGAGTTCAGTCACAACCGCCTCAGAAGGTTGGTCGAAGGATTTGACGACGCTCTGGCGGCTCAACCTGCCTCGGGATGTGAAGAGGGATCTCTGGCGGCGTCAGGGTGATCTATGGGTGATCGCGGAGAGGTTTCTCGGTCATTTGCATTGTCTGGCGACATCCAGCGCCCTGTCAAATCCGTAAGTGTTGAACACATAGGTGATCGGATCGCGCCCATCGCCCTGAATCGAAATCTCAGTATAGTGAGTAACCGAAAGCCATTGCTTAATGGTTTCAATTGTTTGGATGTCATCAACGTACAGGCTGTTTTCGGGGTTCGCTTCTCCAAGAGCATCGCTTTCGGAAAGCCGATCCGCCGAGATGAAATCAGCAGACATTCCAACATATCCGTCAAACCGGAACTTAACTCGGACTACATCGTCCGAAGAGCTAATGGCCTCGTCAAGACACTGCGTATCGAACAGCTGAAATCTAGCCTCCTTCAACGGCACCATGCGAACGCCATCGTGACCGAACTCGAAGTGACAGGAGAGCGAAAAAGACGGCATATCCAGCAGTGCGCCACAAGAATCAAATTCCACTGCTTTCATCGATATGTAGTCGTTGTCCGTTCTCAGAACGGAAGCAGCACCGACTTGTGTTTGTGCGTTCGCAGTCACCGGAACGACGCAAACAGCTGCCACCAAAGCCAATCTCAACATCTCAAATCTCCTGATCAAACACGTTCAACGTGTACGCGATCAGCCCGAATTTCAACCGATTACGCGGACGACGGGTCTTCGACCTGGTTTCCGGGCCTATGGGGCGCGGGCTTTGTCTGCGTTGTAGGCGCCCCATCCCAACCATCCACATAGGAGGCCATCATGGCAGAGGAAGGTAAGCAGGTAAGAGAGGCCTATGACGGGCCCGAGGTCGAACATGACCAGCTGATCAGCGAGATCGAGCGAATGATCCACAGCGAGCGGGAACGTTCGTCTGATGCGTCCGAGAGCGCCGCTGAAACCAAAGAGTTTCTGGACGAAACGGGGTTGAACAACACCGCCGTCGGCTGGGGCAAAACCATCATCAAGGATCTGGACAAGAAGAACGGCCAGCAGAAGGCGATGGACAAGGTTCGTTCGCTGAAACTGATCCTGCCAATGCTGGAAAATCATGTCGCCGGTCAAGGTACTGGCGAAATGGATCTGGAAGGCCCGCAGGATGAGGCCGAGGTCGAAGACGAACCAGTCGAAAACCCGGAACCCATGGTCCAGGACGAAGAGACCGAGGATTTCAACGCGGCCGTCGACGAGAACATGGGTGACAGCGACATCGTTCACCCCATCGATTTCGGCGGGGGTGACGCGGCATGAAATATCGCAAAAAGCCTGTTGAAATTGAAGCGGCCATGTTTGACGGAAAATTGGTCGGCAATCCGCTTCCCAATGGAACCGTTATCAAGGGCACTTGTCCGGCATGGTTTCCTGCGGTTGTTCGTGAGGTCACTGACAAACGTCGTGCGATTGATGAGTTGCGTGAAGGCGAGGTCGTTAGTTGCGGCGATAGTCTTTTGATCGGGACGCTTGAGGGTGTTCACGAGGCGAAGACCGGTGATTGGATAATCCAAGGTATCAAAGGGGAAATTTATCCCTGCAAACCGGATATCTTCACCTCAACCTACGATCCAGCATGAAGGTGATCGTCAAAGCCTTCAACGCCGGGAAGGTGTCACCGGATTCAGAGGCCAAGATCGGCCGTCTGATGAAGAAGCGGGCGGAGGATGAGGGTCATAAACCACGTCTTCCGGGTCTGCGTCAGCCGTGGAACGCGGCGTCGTGAAGATCCGTTCCGTAATAGTCTCCGGTAACAAGGTGATCGTACCCCTCACAAGGGGGTACGAGGCTGTTGTCGATTTGGCTGATCTTCATCTTGTTCAGGGTAAGAACTGGTGCGCCATTGTTCGCGGGCCAAAAGTGTATGCCGGCCGGAGTGTTTGGGTTCCGGAAGAGAAAATCTGTCGACTGGAACTTATGCATCGTGTGCTGATGGGCGAACCGTTTCAGGGAGTAGACCATCGAGACGGTGACGGCCTGAATAATCGTAGATCCAATCTCAGAACCGCAGACAAATCACAGAACGCCCGCAACACCGGAGCACACGCAGATAACCTCTCTGGCCTTAAAGGGGTTTCCTATAGTCGCCAGAGGAGGAATTGGCGAGCCGCAATTTGCGTTCGCGGAAAGCGCAAACACCTGGGAGTGTTTGACAGCCCTGAAGAAGCTCACGCGGCGTACGTACAGGCTGCTCATCAGCTTCATGGTCAATTCGCGAGGTCCGAGTGATGCAGATAGTTGCTCTGGATCTGGCTACAAATACCGGCATTGCAGTTGGACGAGCGGGAGAGAACCCGAAATGCTGGTCAATCAGTCTTGGCGATACCCCCTATGTTCGTGGGGGTATGTCTCAGGCTGACAAATTCAAGCTCGAAAGCAAACGGCTGAACAACGCGTTGATAATGACGCAAGGTTTGATCCAGTCTCATGAGCCCGACCTTCTGGTAGTTGAAGCGGCTATTGGCGGCAAAAACGCCAGTTCCTTCTTAATCAAGCTCTTCGGATGCGTGCAGGGGTGTGCAGGAAACCGACGTGTGAATATGATCCCGGTCTATCCAGCGACCGTTCGACGTCACTTCATGGGGAAGGCGAAAACCTCCCGAGATTTCCCGCACCTTAAACCAGCCAAAGCCAAACTGGCGATCAAAGAAGAGATCGAGGCGCGTTGTCGTCTGTTGGGTTGGGATGTGCCGGATCTGGACGCCGCAGATGCGGCGGCGACCTGGGATTGGGCGTGTGCGACCCAAGTCAGGGGGTTTCAGGCGAAACCAACAGGGGGGCTGTTCTGATGTTTCCCTCTCACGCGATGCAGCGGGCCTTGGAGAGATGCCCCGGTGTGTGTCCGGGCGTCCTTATCCGTGGGATCAAACACAGTGTTTTGTCGGGTGATGAAAGCATCGTTCGGTTTGTGGCACGTATCCGCAAGGAAGACTTTGTCGACCTTTACTTCATGAAGCTTTCCAACGGTTTACCTCGCTACGCGCTGGTTTGCACACCCTCTGGATACATCATCACGTTCCTTGAGCCTGGGGCCGCGATCTGGACGACGCGCGGGCAGTATTTTCTCGGACAAAACGGCTTGGAGGCCATGACCGATGAGCAACGCAAGAGCTTGTGCCGTGATGTGTAGGGCGCAGCAAAACAGCATGTGGCAACACGCCGTCAGGAAGATGCTGGGGCAGGGCTACGGGGTCGAGGATATCGCCGTGATCAAGGGCTTCAACGTCGATCACGTCAGGCGAGAGATCAGAATTCTAAGGGAAGCCGGTGAGCTTTCCGCGATTTACGAGAGGTACAGGCGATGAGCAACGAATGCGTAACAATTGCGCAGAAACGTCGGGTTGGATCGGCTACAAAGAAGGCGGTCTTGGTCTATCTCGCGGACCGGGCCAGTGATGACGGCAGTGGGATTTGGACCAGTAAGGTGCACATCGCAGCTGATACCGAGTTGTCGAAGCGATCAGTGCAGAACGCGATGACCGAATTCGAGGCTTCCGGGCTATTGGTTCGGGTCGGAAAGAAGCCCTGCAAGAACGGATACACGTTCGAATACAAGCTCAATATCGGGGTGCTTTTAGCCCTCCCAAGTACCCGTGAAGAGACGGGTGCAGGAGGTGCACCCGTGCAGGAGGTGCACCTCACACGTGCAGGAGATTCACCCCATGGGGTGCAGGAGGTGCACCCAAACCACCCTAGAACCACCCTAGAACCACCCAATACGTGTGAGTCCGATCTTTTCTCAGCAAATGAAGAGCCGGAAGTTCAACTCGAACAATCAGCCGATCAATTCGATGAGTTTTGGTCGGCATTTCCGAAGAAAGCAGGAAAAGATGCTGCGCGCAAAGCTTGGGCCAAGGCGATCAAGCGAGAAACACCTGATCGGATAATCGCGGCTGCCAAAAAATACGCGGAATGGCTGGTCAATCCGAAGCCAGGGGAGTTTCGGCCGAGCCCAAAATATCCTCAGGGTTGGCTGAATGACGGTCGCTGGGATGAGTTTCTTGGCGCAGCTGAAATCTACAACTTCGATGATCTCAACATGAACGCGCAGAACATCCTTCTGGATGGCCGCTGCCCGCCTTCGATGTTGGTCGATGGGAAACCAAACGCAACGGCTCAGTATTGGTTGAAAAAACTCGGAAAGGTGCCGGCATGAACTGGAAATTCAACGCGGATGGGTGGACTGATTGGATCGAACATGACGGCAATGGGTGCCCGAAAACTCTAATCGGCCGTGTGATCAAGGTAGAGTTCAAACTGTCTCAAGATGATGGCGAAGGCGGGACCCGTGGCCAGATTTGTTACAACGAAATTTGGGTTAGCGAACTCTATGCCTCCATTCCCGAATGGTATGATGAGAACATCGGAGAAATCTTCCAAAATCCTGAGACAGGTGAAAATTACGCTGCACCGAAAATAACGCGGTACTGCATCCGAAAGCCGAGAGGCATGGAGATTCTGGAAGGCGCTTTGACGGAGTTTGTTGAGGCAAAAGGGGTGCCGGCATGATGCATCAGCAAGTCGCGTCCTCCCCCTTGCATTCAGTCGAAGCAGAACAGCAGCTGTTGGGGGCCCTGCTCAACGACAACGGGTTGTACGATCAAATCTCATCGATGCTGACCGCCAACCATTTCTATGACCCGGTTCATGCCAGGATCTACAAGTTGGCGGCTGCACGGATCGAGAAAGATCATCTGGTTTCGCCGGTCCAAATGAAATCCGATTTCGCCGATGATGACGGTGTGAAGCAGCTGGGCGGATCCACATATTTCGCCAAGATGTCAGGGGCGGCGATAGCTTCCTTCGCGATCCGTGATTACGCGGACATGATCCGCAATATGTACGACAAACGCGAGATGACCAACCGGTTGAAGCAGATCGGGGATGAAGTCGCTGGGGGTGGTGAACCGGACGCGGCAGCAGCGGAACTGGAGTTGTTCCTGCATGAGCGGGAAGATCATTCGGATGAGCCACGGACTATGTCGTTTCTCAAAGCCCAGACGCAAGCTCTGCAACAGATGATCGATATCAACAACGGTGAGATGGTTGGTGTTCCCACTGGCATCGAGTCGCTGGATGAGGCGATGTCGCTTGTGCCCAAGAGATATACGATCCTCGGCGGTGCGACATCCATGGGGAAGACGGCCCTGGCCTTGTCGATCACCATGGCGGCAGCAAGAGCGGGCTATGGGGTTGGGTTCGTATCGCTGGAAATGCCTGAAACTGATCTTGCCAATCGCATGAATAGCTCGATTTCCCAGATCCCGTATCAAGCCTATGACCGGATGATGAGCGAGAACCAGTTCCGCAAGGTGGTCGACGCCGCGAATCAACTGGAAAGCCTGCCGCTCGAAATCTTTTCGGAACGTGTCCGCGATATCTCTGCGATCCTGTCCGAGGGGAAGAAGCTGCAACGCAAGATGAAACCAAACGGGCAGTTCAAGGGCTTCAAGTTGTTGGTTGTCGACTACATCCAGCTGGTCCGCGCCAAGGGTGAAAGCCAGCATGTACGGCTTGCCGAGGTCGCCAATGCCTTGAAGCAGGTCGCCAAGCAACTGGATGTGCACGTCTTGGCGTTGGCTCAGATCGACCGGGCCCTCGGCAAAGAGGACAACTACCACAACGCGCGGCCCAGGCTGGCTGATTTGCGTGGATCAGGTGATCTTGAGAACGCACCGGACAACGTGATGTTCGTGTTCCGCCCAGAATACTATTTGACCCGTCAGAGACCCAAGAACGAGGATGAACTAGGCGATTGGGGACACGATTTGGAGACCTGGCGGGATAAGGCCGAGATCATCATCGCCAAGGCGCGCATGGGGGAACGCAAGACGATCACCGTAGAGTGTGATCTTGCCACCAACGTGTTCAGGGATGTGCCGGATAGTCAGATGGATGCGGGGTTCTGATGAACGTTGTCGGCGAAGCCACCCGTATCAAGGCCAGGCTGCGTGCGTGTACCACAAAGGCAGAGATCGATTGTGTCGCCAATGAGGAACGGGACACCGTTATGGGGATGCGGGACGCCCCCGGCCATGGTCCCGCCCTGTTCGAGCAGATCAAGAACTTGAAGCAGTACATGCTAAGGCGCAAAGCCAGACAGTAGGGGGCCGCAAGGCCCCTTTTGCATGCGTGAACATTCCTAGAACATGATTAGCACCCGATCCGCGCGTAATTTAAGACCATGTTGGCGGACCATTGGATCAAAGAAGCGAAGAAGGCCGGATGGAAGGTAGACGGGACAGAAGGTATCTGTCTGCGCCTGCGTTGCATGAAGGCCAGCTGCGACAATTCGATCACCGTTCCCCTTGAGAACCTTGGTCCAGTACCAGAGCCGTGCGACCGGCCGCACTTCGGCCAATTCGGCGCCGACGCCTTCAAGAGCTACAAAAACTTGGTGGACCGGCTTGTGACGCTGCGCAAGCGGCTCGGCATGAACCAAGATGACCTCAACGCCGCCATGGGCGTGGCAGAGGGATACGTCAATAAGCTGGAAAGCTTCCACCGTTTCCCAAGCTACCCGATGATGATGCTCTGGATGGAATGCCTGGGTCTGGAGGAAGACCACAAGCCCTGCGCGCTGCCCAAGGCCAGCATCAGGGCGATAGAGGGCCGCAAATCAAACCCCTATCAACCGAACCAAGCAAGGCACAAGTATGACCGATAACACACCAGCAGAGCAGGAAGAGGGCGAAGCCCTTCCCCCCGCTGACATCTCATTCCACGATATCGGACTACATCCGCAATCCGTCAAAGCTCTCGAAGCCATGGCATACGAAGGCATGTCTCTACACCTCGCCGCGAAGCGCGAAGGCATAAGACCAGACAACTTCGCACGCACTTTTAACAAGCCACACATCAGACGCGTTTATAATCAAGTGGTTAAGGCCATAAGAGACAACGCAGCAGCTCAAGCATACGTCCGAAACGTCAATCTCGCTCAGTCCTCTAACTCAGATCATGTCAAAGCGGACCTGAATAAGTGGATTGCAGGAGTTGACGGTATCGCAGCCGTGAAAAGGGTCGAGGGCCGCATGCACCACCAGCATTCATTCGGTGGGTTCGACTATGACGATGATGAGCCTGTCGATGTGACCCCAGAGGATACCCAATCCCCCGCCGATGATGGCGCAAGCCCAATAGAACAAGGGGTTTCAGGCGATGGTGGTACTCATGATGTCGAGTAACATGTGCAAACAAGGGGGGTCAGCGCACCATAGCAAGGGCGACACCCCCACCCCCTTATGCATGGCCTCGACCCAGACCCGCCCCCAAAAATCGCCGCGTGTGTGTGGTCATCCATGCAACTCCTCACGCTCTACTCCAAAACCGGTATATACCCGATCAGGGATTTCCGGCGTTCCAGTATATACCGGAGGTCCCCTTGAAGTATCCTGAAAAATTTTTGCTGAAACTGCCTGAGGGAACTTTGGGTCGTGTTGATGCTGTTGCTGATAACCGGAGCGAATGGATACGGGGATTGGTGCTTCGGGAACTTGGTGCTGATGGCGTCGGTAAAACCGAGGTTGTGGGAAAGTCACACAAGCCCGATGCGGCGGATCGAAAGCTGACGGTGTTTGAGAGTGTTGTTCTCGGGAAAAAAAATTCGACCGCGGGTGCTTCAAAACAAAAGGCGGATCAGGCGAGGGTGGCGTTGCGCGCGGCGGAGAATGCTAAGCGGAATTACGATGACGACGCCTTCCTTCTGGATTTTCTGAAATGCGGGGTCAGGACGGAGAGGCAGATCGCGAAAGAGATCAGATGGCCTGAGATGCGGGTGTCCAAAGCTGTTGCCCGACTTGGGGCAGCTGGGAAGGTGAAGTTCAGCGGCGGCGGGATCGAGGTGATCTGATGAGATATCTTATCATCACGCTTGGTTTCATCTTGGTGGCTAATCCGGTGTTGGCTCAGAACTGTGCCGAACGTGAACATGTGATCGGGAAGCTGCGGGATAGCTATTCCGAAGAACTCCGGTTTGGTGGCTTGCAGAAGGCGCGGGGCGCGAAGTCGGTGATGGAGATATGGGCGAACCAAGAAACCGGCTCATTCACGGTGCTTGTCACCCATGCCAACGGGCTCAGCTGCATCGTTGCCGTTGGAACAAATTTTTTTGAAGTGATGCCAGGCGATGGGCCAGATGGAGATCCGACCTAATGGGTAAATCGATTAAACCGGACGCAATAGTTTGGGTTCATCCGTTCGGGGCCGAGGTGCCGATTTTTGACGATATCGATCGCATGGATCGCTTCTACCGAAAACGCTGGGGCATCAAGACCGATTGGGATCGGGCGACTTTTGGGACCGCTGGTAGGTGTTACGATAAGAACGGGGTAGCACGTTACGCCCTGTTTATTCCGTCGACAGCAAATCTGGGCCTGATCGTTCACGAGTGCAGCCATATCGTTGATTTTGTCATGCATGAGTGCGGGGTTCCGATCAGTTTGAAAAACACAGAGGTCAGAGCCTACATGCTTGCGACACTGTTCTGCGATGTCTGCCACGTTTTGAACCGCGGGGATGACGAATGAACGCGCCGGTCAAACCCAAATCCTTCAAGTACGTTCCCGACGGCAAGGTGATCAAATCGTTTTTCTGGGACCGATCTCCGGTGTCCGTGATCCAGGGTCCGGTGGGGTCGGGAACCTCGACGGCATGTTGCCACAAGATGTGGAAGATATCACTGGAACAAGCCCCGGACGCAGCAGGGGTCCGACGTACCCGGTGGATCATCGTCAGAAACACCTACAACGATCTCAAAGAAACGACGATCAAGACCTTCAAATACTGGTTCGAAGATGTCGCCCAGGGTGTGTTCGGCGAACTCAAGATGACAAACCCGCCGAACCATCATATCCGCTGGGATAAACCAGACGGCACAATTGTCGACGCCGAATTCATCTTCTTGGCGCTGGATCAGGAAGAGGATGTCCGCAAGCTTCTTTCGCTGGAATGTACGGGGGTCTGGTTCAATGAGGCCCAGTTCACGGACAAAACCATCTTTGACGCCGCCCATGGTCGCGCCATGCAAGGGCGTTATCCTCCGAAGCTGGACGGTGGACCCACATGGAAGGGCGTGATCTGTGATTTGAACGCGCCGCCAGAGGGGCACTGGATCCCCTACATGCGGGGCGATGTCCCGCTGCCCGAAGATTTTGACGATGACCAGCGCGCCGAATACGCGAGACCTGATAACTGGAAATTCTTTGTGCAACCACCGGGTCTAATCGAGGTGATCAAGGAACGTAAGGTCGTCGGGTACAAAGAAAACACCCCGGAGAACCGGGTGGAAATGGGCCTGGATCCAACCGATTGCGCGGAAAACACGAAATGGCTGACCGAGACCTATTCGGAGCTGATCAAGGGTAAAGCCAAATCCTATGTCGACACCTATGTGATGAACCGTGTCGGCTTCTATCGGTCGGGCAAGCCCGTGTTCGAAAGCTTTAGACCGGAGATCCATGTCGCCAAGGAAAAGATCAAGCCGATCCCTGGTCTTCCTCTGATCGTTGGTCTCGACTTCGCACGGAACCCGGCAATGGTTGTGATCCAGGTTCTGCGGGGGGCCGTCTATGTTCTCCACGAATACGGGGTGATCAATCAGGCGGCGACCACCTACGCGCCGCTCTTCAAGAAACGACTGTTCAAGCACTTCCCCGAGTGGATGGGTAAAGACAGCCCCGGCATTCAGTTCTGGGGTGATCCCTCGGGTGACAGCAAGGGGCAGGGCACCGACCGCACACCCTACCAGATCTTTAACTCAAACGGCATGAGCGTGGCGGCAGCCCCCGGCAACAACGCGATTTCATTGCGGCTGAACGCGGTGCAGTCGGCGCTGGATACGATGGTTGATGGTGGGCCCGGCTTACTCGTTGATTCCTCGTGTATCACGCTGAAATCCGGGTTTGTCAGCGGCTACCACTACGCGAAAATCAAGGGCAAGAACGCCCATCACGACGAACCCTATAAGAATACCTTCGCCGATTATCACGACGCCCTTCAATATGCGTGTCTGGGTGCGGGCCTTGGGTTCGTTGTTCTCAACCCCAGCGGGGATAAACCGAAGCCCAAGCGGATCGAGCGCAAACGGTATTCGTTAAAACGAGGCCCTCGTGCAAGACAATAACCCGTACCCGTACCCGTTCGACCAAAGCCTGATCTGGCATGTTGTCTTTCATCCCGGAAAACGGTTTTGGTCCCGTCGGTTCTGCCATGTTTCCTTGGCCGGATATTCGAACGACACCTGGTTGCATCTTGATTTGCAGCGCCACGGGGTAAATGCCGCCTCGATCTATCATTACGATGAAGTCCAGGCTTATCTTGATTTCCTTCTCACCCACTACACGGTGGTCAAGTTTGGTCCCGCGCACCCAGCGTCATCAACTGCGTTTCTCGGCCCGATGACCTGTGTAAACTTTGTCAAACACATGCTGCGCCTCCGTTCCAGTGCATTGCGACCTGACGGGCTGTTCCGCGATCTTCTCCGCATCGAAGGAACGGAGATCCTCAATGAAGCGGCCGAAACCACAGAAGGTAGAGGAAACCCCTGAGCAGAAAGCGCAGCGTGAACGCGCGCGCACCGAAAACATCAGGGCGACCCAAGAGGGCCTGCAAACCCAGACCAACCTATTTCGCAACTTGCGTTCGCCCCGTGTTTCCATCGCCAACGGACGCCGTTTGTAATGGCGGACGACGAGTTCAAGCAGCGGTTTTCTGTGGCCCGCGCCCATCGGCGTCAGCAAGTCGAGGAAGACGGCCGCGAGATCTACAAGTTCTGTTTCAACGGGCGGGAACAGGAATGGGATGACCGCACCAAATACTCCGATGATCCCGAAGAGATTTTCACCGAGGCTGCCGCGACGGTAGCCGAAGAATTCTATGGTGAACTGTTCTCGACGATGACGCCCGAGAATTCACCGTGGACGGCTTTTGAGGCCGGTAACGCAGTTGATGAAGATCAGAAGGATGCCGCGGAAGAGCAGCTTGGAATGCTCGAAAAAAAGCTGGCCAAGGCTTTGCGTTCGTCCAATTACTATGACGAGGGGCCTACCGCGTTTCAGGATGCGGTTGTCGGCAACATCGCGATGTGGATGGATCGGCCATCTCTGATTTCACCAATCGTTTGTGAGGCTGTTCCTCTTCCCGAGTTATTTCTGACAGTCGGCCCGCGCGGGCTCGAAGATAGGTTCCGTCGGCAGTCCTATCATCTCAGGGATTTGAAACAGCTTTTCCCGGATGCCGATTTCCCGCGGGCTCTTAGCGAGAAAATCAAGAACGGTAAGAGTGGTCAAGCCAAAGTGATCTGGGGGTTCTGGCGGAATTATGAGGACGTCGAGAACCCGAAATGGCGGCAGGAGATCCGCGTCGATGGCAAGGCCATCGGAATGGATGAAGATCTCGGCGAAGAGGGGTCACAACCTCTTATCGTTGGTCGGTACAATCCCTATGCGAAATCTGCATGGGGTCGCGGTCCAGGGCGCCGGATGTTGCCGACCCTTCGGGGCCTGGATGAGCTGGTCCGGATGAACCTTGAGGGTATGGATCGGACACTCGATCCCGCCTTTGTTTATCCCCATGACGGTATCCTTGATCTGTCGGAGGGGATCGATCCTGGACTTGGTTATCCCTCTATGCCTGGTAGCGCCGAAAATGTGCGACCGCTGGACTTCGGAAATCTGGACTACGGGTTCTTTTCAGAGGAACGCATCGAACAGAAGATCCGGGAGGGCTTCTATCGCGAAATCGAGCAGCGGGGCAAAACACCGCCGTCCGCCTCCCAATATGTGGGGCAAGAAAATAAGCAGGTTCGCCGGATGGCGCGACCAGCTGCGAAGACATGGCGGGAATTTGGTGTCGGTCTGTTGCGTCGGGTAGAATATCTCGAACGTCAGGCCGGTGGGTCACTCGATGGTGTCAAACTTCCACTGCTGGATGACCGAACCGTCATCGCGCGCCCAATCTCACCTCTCGAACGTTCCCAGGCGCTACAGGACGTCACCACCGCCGACAGCATCGTTGGAATGGTGAACGAACGTCTAGGTCCGGAGCAAGCTGCCATCCTTGTCGACGGGCCCAAAACCTACCGGAACATCAAGGAAAAGCTGAAAGACGAGATCGTCGAGTTCCGGTCGAAAGAAGAGATCACCGAGATGATTCAAGCGATGCAGCCGCAGCAGGCCCCCAATGAGCAATAACGCGAAGACCAAGTTTCTCAGGGATATGCGCGACGAAGCTCCGGTCCAGTCGTATCTCGCCACGCATTTGAACTGGATGCGCGAAGAAAACCCTGATGGTGCCGAGCAATTGCATGCCGACATCATCGAAACTTTCACGACCGAACAAGGACTTAGGGTTCTGAAATTGCTGGAAAAATCCGTCCTTTACGCTGGCGTTCCGAATGGTTCGTCAGACGGTGCATTGCGGGAAATGAACGCGGTGCGGAATTTTGTACTCGAAATCAGAAGGTTGGTATCTCATGGCTGACCAGCCTTTCTCTGCAGGAAAATACGATGCCCAAAGGTGAGACAAGTAGACCGACGCCGCGAGGCGTAAAACACGGACCAAAGTCTGTTCGGAACGCCAATGCTGAGACGCTGCGCCTTGAGAGGGTTCGGCGCGCAGGCCAGCAAAAGAACAGGATCTCCCTTGCTTCATATTTGAAATCGAAAGGTAGAAGAAAGTGAATGACAAGTTAAAGCGTCCGATTGATCCCTATGATCCCGCATGGGCGGAATACGCCCGTCAAAATCCGGGCCTGCGCCGCTCGCTGTCCGCAGCAGATGCTGGTGATGGCGGAGATGGTGGCGATGGTGGCGACACAGAAATCGACTATTCCGGCATTCTGCCTGACACCTTCAAAGGTGAGGATGGCAAATGGGATACCGACGGGTTCAAGGCCAACTATGACGAACTTGCGTCGTTTAAGGCACAGGCGGACGAACGCACCGAGGCGATGCCGAAAGAGGCCAGTGGATACGCGTTCGAAATCCCCGAAGGCCACGCGTTTCCCGAGGGCTTCGACCCGGAAACGATGAAGACCAAGGATGAAGACGGCAACGACGTTGAATTCGATGTGAAGTCAATGATCGACGCCGACGATCCCGATCTTCCCGCACTGCAAGCGGCGATGCTGAAACATGGCGCCGATCCCGCGTTGATGGGTGATATTGCTTCGATCCTTGCGAACCGTGAGCTGCGTTCGGTGATGGATGCGATGAATACCGCCGACGAAGAAACCGCAAAGCTCGGCCCCGACGCCAGCTCCCGGTTTTCAACGGTCAAGCGCACGCTGGACGCACGCCTCGAACCCAAACAGGTCACCGCCATCATGGACAGCGTTACCAGCGCAGATGGTCTGCGCGGCATCGAGGCACTTCTGAAAAAAGCGGGGCCACCAATAACCCCGTCGAACACCAAACAAGATTGGTCCGAGATGAACACGACAGATCGTCTCGTCTCGGGTCTCAAAGGGCGCACAAAAAGCGCGTAACTTAGGAGGGCTTTATGGCCGACGAACTTCTTAACCTGGTCGAGTTTGCCAAAGGCCACTCTGACCCCGTTGCATCCGCGATGATCGAGCAATTCGCAAAGGAATCGGATGTTCTTTCCACCATCTCGTTCAAACCTGCGGAAAAAGGCTTGAACGTGTTTGACCGCGAAACCTCGGAACCCGTCGTTGGTTTCCGTGCCTTGAACTCTGAACCGGAGATCTCGCATGGTAGCCAGGAAGAATTCCAAGACGCCTGCTATCCGATCTCGGGTCTGATTGAGTTCGACCGCATCAAGTTGAAGCGGTATGGCGAGCGTAAACGGGCAACGTACATGCTGGGGCAGATGAAGAAGGGTTCCCGTGTCTGGACGGATACTTTCATCAACGGAAGCAACAGCGCAGATCCAACCGTGTTCAGTGGTATGAAGGTTCGACTGAAAGCCGACGATGCTGGTAATGTCGACGGCTCCACCGATGACTCTCGCCTGATCGCGAACTCGGTGGCATCTGGTGGTGGCGCTCTGTCCCTGAGTAACGTCGACAAGGCAGTGGATTTGGTAGCGAGCCCCACGCATATCGCGATTTCACGCCGGATGCGGACAAAATTCAAAGCCGCAGCCCGTGACCCTAACCTGACCAACAATCGCGTGACCGATGACTACGACAGTCAGCTTGGGCGTCGTGTTCTCCGGTTCGGTGACCTGCCGTTCCTGACCGGCTACGAGGTCTCCAAGGACTCGCAATTCTTGCCGTACAACGAAGTCGCCCATGGTGGCGGTGCAGCGGTTACCACTTCGCTTTATGTGGTGTCGTTCCGTGAAGACGGGGTATGCGGCATCCAAACCTCGGAGCCTGAATTCGAGCCGGTTGATACTGACCGGGGCGTTTTCAAGCGCGATCTCTTCGAGTGGGACTGCGGGATCACCATTGAGGACTTCTATTCGGCGATCCGCCTGTCCTCGATCACCGACGCGCCGATTGTGGCATAAGGAGATACGACGATGACGAACAAGTTTTATCCATTCGACAAGCGGCTTGAACATCGTGCCCTTGGGTCGGCTGCCATTACTGCGGAAACAGTACTGGCCACCATCACAGAACGGGCGGCTCAACGCACGATGTACCTGACAAAGGTCAACGTTGAAGCGGTCAAGAAGACCGCAAACAACGAGGCCTATACCGTGGTGGTCGAAGTCTCTAACGATGATTTCGCTACCCGCGAAGTCGCCGCGATCTTGAGCCTGGGCGCTGCCGAAGTCCGTCAGTCGACGGCACCGGATACCAAGGTGGGTGATGAATATGACATCCACTGGACCACCGAGGTCAACGGGATCAAATACGAGAAATCCCGGATCAAGATGTTCACAGCAGGCACCACGCCTTCAATCACAGTGGGCTGCTGGTCCACTATCGCGACGGGGTAAATGCAGATGAAGATTTTTACGATTATTCCGGTTGCAAAACCGAAGTCCTTTGCCGACGTCGATTTCCATCAAAAGGAATATGCGGCGGCGCTTAAACGTGGTCCGGTTGATGTGCCAGGGGCCACGGCCAAGGAAGCTTTGGTAAACAGCAAGGGCCTTTACCGGATCAAGTCCGATGAGAAAAAGGTCGAGGTCGAGATCAAGGGTGCCAAAGAGCCCGAGGATATGACCCCGTCCGAGCTTGTCGCCGAGATGACGTCCCACGGGAAGCCCCCGCGCAAAAAGATGGCGCGCGCTGCGGCCGTCGCCTTTGTTCGCGACCTGCGAGAAAAAGCTGCAGAAATGATTGTGGATGACGAAGACGAGTGACCCCCTCGGTTGTTAGTCAGGAAGTGGGCCCTACGGGGCCCATTTTTCGTTTGTGCATTGCGGGAAATCGGGTTCAAGCGCGATCTTCCCGACATGACAGTTCGTACCAAAACCACCATCTTTAATGCGGCACTGCTGCGCACCGGGCATTCGGATGTCACCGAAGGTGAAGGAAGCGGGCTTTGGCGCGCACTTGAAGCCAACTATGATGAAATCGTTCGTGTCGCCTTTGAAGAGGGGAACGGCAGCTACCCCTTTGGGAAAGTTCGCAGAACCTTGACCGGCCGATCCGAAGGCGATTTCGGGTATTCTGACAGCTTTGTCATTGGTTCTGACATCCTCCACATCACCGAAGTTTTCCTTGATGAGATCGCATGTTCCGACATTCACGAGCCTTGGGAAGTTGACGCACAGGCCGGTACACTTCTGATCAACGCGAGTTCTCGCACCGTCGAGGTCGAAGGGATCAAGGAAGGTCTTGAATACACCTGGTCCGGCAAGTTCGCCATAGGCATCCAGCGCAAATGTGAGGCCGTGATCAAAGACGTTGAAGAGGAATTTGGAGAGGCTTCGGCCAAGGACCAGGACGCTGACTTTTTGTTGATGAAGGCTGGTGTCAAAGGGTCTCGGAACCGGTCGAAAAGCCGCGTGTTCAATAAGGGTAGGGGCCGTATCACAACCGCCCGTCGAACACGATCGACCCGTGTAATGCGGAGCCGGTCCTAATGGCGCGACGTAAGGAAACGATCTGGCAGCGGGATTTCAGCTTCGGTTCGATCCGTGAGGAAGCGGTGGAGCGGGATGACACCCCGTTGGTTGAACGATCTTGCAAGGAAATGAAGAACACTATCACCACGACAACCGGACAAATTGTTTCCCGCCCCGGCACGATCCAAGTCAGCGCATCAGCAGCAAAGGAAGGTGTCGAGGTCGATCTGGGGCAGGGTCGTGTTTATGATCTGCAGATCATTCCAACCGGCCTTCTGCTATATGATCAGGCCGGGAACCTCGCTTACACCGGGGTTCTGAATTGGGTGGCCGCACCGGGGAAATTTGGTGTGTACGCTTTCGAGAGTATCGAGTTCTGGGTCCTTGCTGATCCGGATACCTCGACCATCTTGATCGGATCTCAGAGGTTCCCCATTCAAGCCTTGATCCTGCAGAACGGCGCCTGGACTTTTGGGCAAATGGCGTTTGCAGCGGGGCTGTCTGGCGAACTAAAACAACCGTATTGGCCTTACTACGAAGGCGTCACAATTCAACCAAGCGCGCGGTCTGGTGCAATTACTGTCACCGCATCATGGGGGATTTGGACGGACGCACATCAGGGCTTGTCAATTCGGTATCAGGACCGCGAAATCGTACTGGGTACCCGTGTCAGTAGCACCGTGATGAATGCGTTTGTCAGAACGATCCTCCCCCCAAGCTATAATATCGTCGTCAACTCCACACTGAATTTCAAAGTCGGTGATGTTGTCGAGCACGAAACACTTGGAGGGAAGGGAATTGTCACGGCCATCAATGGTCAGACACTTCAAGTGATGGCGACGTCTGCGTATGACGGCTTTCAGGCGGTTAACAATACAAAGCTGGTTGCTCCAAACGCGGCTTCTGTCATCACACTTGTTGTGGCCTCGCCTTTACCTGCAACCACACAGCTCTGGGACATGCAGATGCAATCCCCCGTTCATGGCTATGCGGGACATGCGTCACGACACGTTCGAAGGACGATCCTTGGCGGGTTTCCCGGCGCCCCTCAGGCGTTTGCGGTATCGGTTTCCAATGCGATCAATGATTTCAAGATGGGCGTAGAGGATAGTGATGGTTTCGTCGAAACAGTTGGTTCTGATCGTGGCGGGACACTGAAATACATCGTGTCTGCCGAAGACCTGTTGTTCTTGACCACCAAGGGTATCTACTACCATCAGACGCGTGACGGATCTGGGATAACTCCCGGAAACATCCGTCCAATTTCTTTTTCCAATATTGGTTGTGCCTCGGTTTCTCCCGCGACGGTGGATGATGGATGTGTTTTCGTGGATGCAGTCGGGCAGCAGGTTTTTGCGGCCGTATTGTCGGGGGATACGTATAAGTCATGGCGCGTTCAGCCGCTAACCAAGTATCACTCCCATCTGGTCAACAGTCCTGTGTTTCTCGGTGCCACGGCGACAGGTTCCGAACAACCTGAGTACTACATCTATGTCGTCAACTCAGATGGAACGGTCGCAGTTTGTCAGACAGATCGGGATGACGGTTCGTTGTCATGGCGCCCATGGGATACAGACGGTAAATTCAAAGCGGTCTATCATTGCTTTGGCAAATCCTATGCCCTGGTAGATCGAACGATAAATGGCGTAAGCACCAGATTTCGTGAGCGTTTCGAGTTCGGGCTGCCAATGGATTGCGTGGCGGCCGTCAAGATATCAGCTGGTTTCCCAGAGGGGCAGACCGGCGTGAACTTTGACCAAGGTGTCACGGCCTTTGCAACCCATCTGATCGGTCACACTGCCTCTGTGTTTATGGAGGACTGGGATCTCGGAGATTACCCGATTGACGTCCATGGCAGGCCCGTGGACGCCAATTCCAATGTGATCGGTTATCCTGATTACGAAGGCATCGCGCAGATCGGGTTGAACTTTGAGACACGGGTGGTTCCGTGGTCGCGGAGATCGGTCAACACTCAGCGGGGAACCCGTGAGGTTAAACGTCTGATCGCTATGTTTGTGNNNNTCAAGANANGACGGCATACGAGATCGATGGATTTCAACATGGCGCCTATCGTGCCGGTGAAGACCTGACCGTTCCGCCCCCTCGGAGAAGCGAGCAGATAAAGGTCACATTTGTTGGCAAAGAGGGGTATGAAGGCGTCCCGATTACGCAAACACGCCCCGGTTTTCTAAAGATCCTAAAGATCGGATATAGGGTGGTTGTCTAATGGACCCTTTCACGGGATTTATGGTTGCAGCATCAGCGGTTAGCAGCTTGGCGTCCGGTGCTGCTCAATCTGCAAACGCGATGTCGGAAGGCGCGCGTTTGGACAGTGAGGCAAAACTAGCCGAAACCCAAACGCTGCAGCGGGATACGATAGCGCGAGACGATTTGAACAGTTTCCTGTCGACTGTCCGAGCCTCACGTGCAGCAAACGGATTATCGAGTAATTCACCCAATGCGGTCTTGCTGGAAACCACGTCAGTTCGAAACGCTGATCGGGACCGAGTTATCCAGCGCGCAGACGGGACACAACGTGCCGCTAACTTCCGAACAGCGGCGAAATCAGCGAGACGATCCGGGCGGTTCTCGCTTTTGACTGGCGTCCTTGGCGCCGCAGTTCCACTCGCCCAATACGGCGCTTACAAATCCGGGGGCAATAATGGCAAGAGTACCTGAGGTTATCCGGAAGCGAGCGGTTTCAAACGTAGCCGCTGAACCGGCAAAGGCGGGTCAAGGGTTCGCCGCACTATCCGAGCTTGCCCGGTTGGGCGCTGAATTCGTCAAACCAGCGGCTGAGAAAGAAGCCAAGGAAGCGGGCCTCGATTCTGTTTACAGGGATGAGAACGGTCAGTTGCAGGTGGATGAGAAATCCGCGTTGGGTGGCAGGCAGTCTGATATCCATAATGCTGCTGCCTTCTCCAAATATCTGTCCCAGCGCAGCGTCGACATGTCCGAGAACTTCACGGAGCTGGCACGCAAATACGAGTTCAACCCCGCTGGTTTCAAAGATGCGTCCGACGGCTACATCAAACTGCTGGAAGAAGACGAAAGCATCCCGCGGGTTCTCAAGGAGGATCTGCTGGCGAGTGCCAAGACAGAAGCCAGCCGCCGATTCAATGGGCTGTTCAGCCAGGCCACCAATCGCGAGTACCGGGAAAGCGATCGTAATACGGCAACCCATCGGGACATGCTTGTTGACGACTACATCAATTTGTTCTCGGCCGGGGATGAGGAAGCGGCCAATGCCAAGTTGGCGGAGATCGAACAGTTGTCTTCATTTCGTGGCAACGCCCCGTACATCTCAGAGACCCCGAAAGAAACCGAGGCGTTTTTGCGGGGCACACGTGCTGCCGCCAAAGCTTCCCGCCAGATGCGCGTTCTCGGCGAAATCAAAGGTGACACAGAAATCCCTGATGAGTTGCGGCAGGAGTTGGAAGACACGCTGGAAGACCCCGATCTTTCGCCAGATGTACGCCAGAAACTGTACAATGCGACCCAGGGCCGTTTGAAGGGTATCGATGCCAACGCCTTTGTCGATACCCTGACAGCGGACGGATACGAAGCCAAGGTCGTCAAGGTTGAAAGCGGGGGGAAGGCCTCGGCGCAAAACCCGAACTCGTCGGCAACGGGCCATCACCAATTCACCAAAGGGACCTGGCTGCAGAGCGTGAAAACCCTGCGCAAGCAAGGGGGCGCGCAATGGGCGGCAGGTCTCAGCGAGGCCGAACTTCTTGAGATGCGGAAGGATTCCGGCGCATCGTCGGAAGTGTTCCAGCATTTCCGCGCCAACAACGCGGCGGTTCTGAATAACGCCGGGGTTCCGGTCAATGAAGCTACCGAATACATGGCGCATTTCTTTGGGGCAGGCGGTGCCGTTCAGGTGTTGACCGCTGATCCCACGGCAAAGCTGTCTGAGTTTCTGCCCGCCAAGGTGATCCAGGCGAACCCGTTTCTCGCCAACATGACAGCGACCGACGCAAAGAATTGGGCGGCGCGGAAGATGACCGTCAAAGCCTCGGATATCGCAGCACAACAGGTACAGATCGATCAGATCGAAGACACCGAAGTTCGGGCTATGGCATCCACCAGCCTCAGAGACGCCTATGGTATCAAGAAGCGTCTCGAAGATGCGTCGGCCGTTGAATACCGGGAACGCTTGGCCGCGCAGGATGACACGCTGACCGAACAGGAGATTCGGCAGGATCATAACATCTCAGACGCCGCCCAGGACGCGCTGGTGTCTGAGTTGCAGAAGCAGCGGAAAACCCAGATCGAAGTTCAACAAACCGTTCACAATCTCGCCGATGGTGCCACCCAATGGAACCCGTTTGACAGCAAACAGCGCAACAGAGTGGACGACGCGTTCAAATCCATGCTTGAGGATGAGCAGCCCCTTTCACCAGCGGGTCAAACGATGGCGGGTGAAATCGCTGTACGTACCGGGTTCTTGCCGCGCACGATGTTTGACGCGATCCGAGGGGCAACCGTATCTGGTGATCCAAAGCAGCTCGCTAGTTCCATGGAATTCCTTAGCCAGGTGATTCAGCGTCAGTCCGGCGCCATCGACATGTTCGACGGCAAGGGTGCTGTCAACAACGCACTGAGCGACTATTCGTTCTATTCCAAGTTCATGGGGGCTGAGGAAGCGGCGCAACGGGTCATCGACAACAATGCTCCTGAGATGGTTGCGAAGCGCAAGAACCTGTCGGACGCCGCGAAAACAGCGGCCAAGGAACTGGATCATGGTGATCTGGTTGATCATCTCTCGGACAAAGGCATCGATGCTGAACTCGGTAATGAGGCCCAGCAGGCCGAAATGATGACGGAATATGACCGTTTGTTCCGGGACGCTTATGTTGGCACAGGTGATCCCGGTCTCGCCAAGAACCGGGCGTTGTCCGAGATGTCTCGCGTCTATGGCCCCAACATGATCAGCGGCAGCAGCCGCTTGATGAAGTATCCACCACAGAACTTCTATCCATCTTCGGCACGCAACCCGGACTACATGTCCCAACAGCTTGAACAAGCGGTCAGCGAATTCGCCTTTGATGATGACGCCAATGATGCCTGGGGTTTCTCTCGGATCACGGATGCGATCAGCGGGCGCAAATGGGTGGACAGCAGTCGGATCATGCTGATGTCGGATCATACCACACGCGAAGAGGTGGCCGCGAAACAGCAGCCATCTTACACCGTGATGTTTCGTGACGATAACGACGAGTTGCAAGCGGTGCCCGGCCGGTTCTTCTTTGATCCGCCGACAGGTGAACCCGAGACAGCGCGGGCAGAGTTCGAAGCAGAACCGCGCGACAAAGAGGCGGAAGTCGTCAATCTGCGTCTGTGGCGTGAACACCTCAGAGCGCAGGGTATGACAGAGGGCCAGGCGCTGGATGAGGTCGTCAACAACAAAGACAAGTACCGCGGTGCACCACCGGAGACCAACTGATGCCCTTCAAAGATACCGAGCAGTTCTACGGCCCCTTGGCGCTACCCGACGGGATGAGCGTTACCCCAACTGAGGAAGCACCAACCGGGATCGGGGATGTTCTTGGGGCAGCCTTTCGGACGGAAAACCCTGTTGTCTCCGCTGCTACCAGTTTCAACTACGATCCCCTGAAACCCTTTGATCCTGACTATCGGCCCTGGGATGATGTCCAGGGCACCGAATACGAGGATTACGCCGGCCGATTTGCTGGTGCCCGTGATCAGGAAGATGTTGTCGCGATGAAAGCCCAGATCGACCGGGAACGGGATGATCGCGCGGTGCTGGATGCGGCGGGTGGTCTTGGTGTCCTCTCACAGATGGGGGCCGCTGTACTATCGCCATCCTCGCTTATCCCAGGTGGTGCAGTGGTCAAGGGTGCGAAGGGTGTCTCTATCGCGCGCACCGGGCTGACAGTGGCGGGATCAGCTGCATTTGCTGCGGCACTGGATGAGACCGTCCTACAAGGCACACAGGAGACGCGCACGGCCACAGAAAGCGCTTTTGCCATTGGTGGGTCGTTTGTCCTCGGTGGTGTGCTTGGGGCAGCGGCCGGGAAGCTGACTGCCAACCAATTCAAGGCGGCTTCCAAGCGCGTCGAAGATGCGATCACGCTGACCCATGAATACGATGAAGCGCTGCGTTCTGTTGGTGCCGCTGAAAACCGGGCCGATCTCACACTGCGCCGGGAAGAGATTTTCCAGATGGTGAACCGGGTTCCCGTCCTGCGTGGTGTCGTCCGCAGCGATCCGGTTCTGCGCGCCCAGTTATCCCCGTTACGAGAGGTCCGGTCGGCGCTGGTGGATCTGGTTGAGACCCCGCTGCAATACGCAGCCAATGATACCGGACAAAGCGTCAGGATCGGAGGGCCATCGGTTGAAGCCCGAATCCTTGATCGTGAACGCAACGAACTGGCATCCGCCCTTTCGGTGCTGTCTCGTTCATTCTCGGAGTACGCCAAGGATGGCCCTGCCGGAACAATTGGAACATTGACCGCACCCGTCACCACCCGGTTCAACAACCTGATGGGGAAAGATCGGAAGCTGACGGCGCCTGAGTTTATGGATGAAGTCGGCAAGGCGATGCGGCGCGGTGATAAACATCCGATCCCGCAGATCCAAAGTGCCGCCGATGCTTTGCGTCGTGAGATCTTCGACAAGATCAAGGATGAGGCTACCAAGGTCGGGATCTTCGATGCTGATCTACAAGTCAAAAACGCCGATTCCTATTTCTCACGGGTCTACAATACCGAACGGATCCGCCGGCACTTCGGTGATGGAACAGGCGATGATATCGCTGTGGTTCTTCGATCCGAGTTCCAGAGGAAACGAGCGGAAGCCGAGAAGGCGCTGCAAACCAGACTGGATGATCAATCCGCCGAAACCAAAGATATCGCGAAAGCAACGCAACGCGCTTTGGATAAACAGAAATCAGCGGACGAATTCTATGCGAACGCCACGGATGCAGAGATTGAACAATCCGTTAATGACACCGTCCGTTCATTGCTGGGTCTTAAGCCAGGACAACACAGCTACGAGGCAACACTGTCGTCACCGACAAGTGCCCGTGTTCTGGATGTTGACGATCTGATCCTTGAGCCGTGGCTGGAATCGAACGCGGAAGCGATCATGTCGCAATACTTCCGCCAGATGGTTCCGGATATCGAAATCACCCGTCGGTTTGGTGATGCGGAGATGACCGAGGCGAGGACGAAGATCACCGAAGAAATCGCCAAGCAGATGAAATCGGCGAAGTCCGCGAAGCAGAAACTTAAGGTCCAGGAAGAAGGCGCCGAACGCCTGCGTGATCTCGAAGGGATGCGGGACCGCTTGCGTAACAGATACGGTGTTCCTGATAACCCGCGCAGTGGGTGGATACAGGCGAACCGTGCGCTTCGGACAGTCTCGTACATGGGCTATCTGGGCGGCATGATGTTGTCGGCGATCCCTGATGTAGCTGGCGTCATCGGGCGCGGCGGTATTGAAGGGGCATTTGGAACCGCAGCAACGGCGTTGACCAACCCAAAGAAACTTGGCCTTGCCGCGAAGGATATGGCCGAGATCGGTGCAGCCGCTGAGTGGTGGTTGAATTCCCGCGCTATGTCGATGGCAGAGATGTTTGACCCCTATGGTGCGGGAACCAAAATGGAGCGGGTTCTGGGGCAGGGGGCGCGTCAGTTCTCCATAGCGACTGGCATGATCCCGTGGAATGTCGGATGGAAAACTGTAGGTGGTGCGGCAGTGGCGTCCAAGATGTCCAAGGCGGCTGATGCTGTTCGCGCGGGCAAAGCCACCAAGAAGCAGCTTCGGACGCTGGCCGAAAACGGAATCGAGCCGCACATGGCTGAACGTATCGCCAAACAGATCGACGAATTCGGCGACAAGGGCGGGACCATGTGGTTGCCACGTGGTCAGGATTGGACGGATGCCGAAGCGTTTGGTGCGTTTCGCAGTGCAATGAACCGTGAGTTTGATCTGATGGTGATCACACCCGGTCAGGATAAACCACTGGCGTTCTCGACGGAACTCGGGAAGTTCTTCCTGCAATTCAAAAGCTTTGCGATGTCAGCGCACCACCGGATCTTGCTGTCCGGTATCCAAAGAGCGGATGCGGATGTGTTGGCCCAAGTAACCAGCGCAATCCTCTTGGCGGGCCTTGCCTCAAACATCAAAGCCAACCTTGGAGGTTACGAGCCCAAGGAAGGTGACGCGTTCTGGGAAGACGCCCTCGATCGGTCTGGTCTGGCGGGGTGGTTGATGGAACCCTATAACGCGGCATCAGCTCTATCTGGTGGGCGGTTATCGATCACTGGCGAACCTGTGTCGCGGTTCCAGGCGAGATCGGCGGTTCAAGGTCTTGCAGGGCCAAGTGTCGATATGGTTGCTAGTGCAGCCGAGGCCGTCAACGCATATTCATCGGGGAAAGCCAGCTACCGGGATGTGCGGAAACTGATGCGGCCGATTCCTGGCAACAACATCTGGTGGTTGCTACCTATGTTTCGAAAAGTCGAGGATGCGGCGGTGTCGGCGACAGGGGCGAAGCCGCGTCAGTAAGGGCTGTGCATTGCGAGAAGCCGCAGTGAAAGGGGATTTTATCGCAAAACAGCGGTGATCCCATATGACGCTTCCACAGTCGAACAGATACAAACTTTATCAGCCGGTCGTATTGACCACTGAGTTCGATGTCACGTTCCCAATATTTTCTACAGGTGACGTCTCTGTTTTTATCGATGGTGTCAAAACCGTTCTCTTATCGATCACCGCAACCTTCGCAAATGGACGATCAACCGACGCCAAGGTTGTTTTGAACAGTGCGGTAACCGACGTCGATGTCGAGATCTACGGCACTCGCTCACCCAGGCGGGAAAATCAGTACTTAGGGAATTCGCCAAAGCTCTCTGAAAACCTCCAAAACGATGCTGACGCTCTGACTGCCGTACAGCAGGAGCAGGCGCGGGATGCAGCCGGAATGATGCGGGTTTCTCCCAACGTCGCTGCAATAAGCCCGCTTGAAGTCGATGCGGCCAATCGTGCAGGTCGTGCGCTTAGTTTCTCAAATGATGGGTTAGGGTTTATCGCCGGGCCAACCGTGGCGGACATATTGGCGGCAGAAGGCAATGCCGCAGATGCCACAGCAGCAGCGGCCGCAGCAGCCGCCAGCGCTGCGGCCGTCCAGGTCACGCAGGTTAAGAGTGTTAGTATCTCTCGGGCGATAGTGGTTGAGGATCGAAAGGCACTTTTGAATTGCTCAAACATCCCGACCCTGACACTCCCTCTGGCCGCGACACTGGGGAACGGGTTCTGGTTTGATGTTACGGATAGCCTCGGCGTCACGACAATCGCGACCACAGGCCCAGAACAGATCAATTTCAAGTCCACGTTTAAGACGCTCCCGGGTCAGCTGGTGCGTGTCTTCTGTGACGGCGTTCGCTTCACCGCGTTCGTCTTGAGCAAGGGATCTTCGGAAGAAATCAACATCACCAGCAACACTGCGTTTTTTGCCCTTGATGTACCCATTAGCAACCGAGGTTTCCGTTACAATTTCCATGGCTACAAGCCTGAAATCGATGGTGCCTACCTACTTTTGCAGGTTGGTACAGAGGGGGCATCGGGTGCCTTTTTTGAAGCCGTACAGGGTTACTTCGTAAATGATTTTGGAGCGGCCCCTGGGGCGGCTGCAGCTGGGGTGAACATCAATGGCTTTTCCCTAACCACCAGTCAGTTGAACAGTGGTAACCATGAATTCCGAGGGTCTGGCGATGGACTGGTGCAGGGTCTCCGCGTTTTGAATGGCAGCCCAACTTTTAAGGGTCATCGGGCTGGGGTTCCACCACCTGGTACGGAGAACCATTCATTGTTTGGTGCCGGGAGGCTGACAGATACCAGCATTTTGGGATGCAACGCGATCCGGATAAAGGCGAACGCTGGCAACATCAGCCAGCTTCACATGCGCATCGATTGGGAGATTTGATATGAAAGCCCTGATCAACGGTATCCAAGTCACTCTCAACAAAAAGCAGCAGGAAGACGTCGAAAAAGGCTGGGCCAACCAACCGCTACCGGTTGAGTCTGATGTTAAGCGTGAAGCAGCGCGGCGCATCCTCGAAATCGCACCCGAATGGAAGCAGCGAAACCTACTCGCTCAGGCGGTCAAACTCACAGCCAAAGGTCGTTCGAATTGGACCGAAGATGAACTCGCAGCTTGGGAGGCTGGTGAAGTTATCTGGTCTACGGTGACCGCAATCCGTGAAGCCTCCGACAAGATCAAGCGAATGAGCCCAATCCCAACGGATTTTCAGGAGGATAAGCGTTGGCCTTGATGCAAGCAATGAAGGGGTTTTTAGGCAGTCGGCGCAATCGGCTCGACCTGTTCCATGTCACCGTTCCCCTTGTGATGGTTCTGTCGATGTCTCCGACAAGTTTTGCAGGAGCTCTACTGTTCCTGGTGGTCTGGGGCCTGATCAGGACATTCGGATATGGCTGATGAACGGAACGTTTCATGGCTTCGTGTAATAGCCGTTGCCTCCGTCATCGCCCTGTTCGTCGCTGACTACGTGTTCAACCTAATGGCAAAAGCGCCGCCCTGGTGGGCCTATGCGCTACCCGGCCTTTTGGCTCTGGGTATCGAAGGGCCCGCAGTTGGCAGGCTATTGATCCAGATCGTTCGGGCAGCGGCCCGTGTTCCACAGGAGGATGAAAAGAAATGACGTTTTCTATTCGTGATATCCAAGCGAGATGTGCCGCTCTGGGCCATATGCCGGGGCCAATTGATGGGATGATGGGGCCGCAGACGCGCAGCGCCATCAACGACGCGCTCAAGGACCGGGACGGCCGACGCCTGCCGGATCTGTTCCACCCCTCGGGGCTGCATCGTATTCATGGTCATTGGACTGCTGGCGCTAAAGGCATCATCGATTTGGAGTTGCGTCATTACAACGAAGTGATCGATCACGACGGCCGGGTACACAGCGGCAAGTTTCCCGCAACAGCCCAGGCAACCTATCGGGTTGGTCATGCGGCCTCACACACCTTGAACGCCAACACCGGAGCCATCGGGATTTCGGTGGACTGTATGGCAGGTGCGGTAGAGCGGCCGTTTAATAAGGGTTCAGCCCCGATGACTTGGGCGCAGGTCGAAGCCTTGGCGGAACGGATGGCGTACTACTGCGGCGCCTTTGATATCCCGGTTAGTCGCTATTCCGTTCTCACCCACGCCGAGATCCAGCCGACGCTTGGAATCAGGCAGCGCTTTAAGTGGGATATCTGCTGGCTGCCAGACATGGAGAAACCCGGCGATCCGATTGTTGTCGGTGATCGCATCCGCGAGATGGTGAAGGAGAAGATGGAAATGCCATGGGCGGCTTGAACCCTTGGGTGATCCTTGGCGTTCTGGCCCTTGTCGTTGGGTCAGGTGGGCTCGGCTATCGCATGGGGTACAGCGCGGCCGAGGATGACCACAAAGCGGAACTGCTGGAACAGATCGAGGCCGGGCAAAGGTCGGAGGCGGCAAGGATCAGAGTAGCCAACGAACGCGATGATCTCGCCCGAATGTTGGAGGAAGAAGAAAATGCGGACCCTGTTATTGTTGAGCAGTGTCTTAGCCCTGACCGGGTGCGGCGGCTCAACGCCCTTCGTTAAGCAGACCAACCCATGCGCGGATCCGGTACTTATTCCTGGGGGGTGGCTGAACGACCGGCAAATCGAGCGGCTTTGGAGGCAAGATCGTCGCGAGCTTCTGGACTGCGGCGACAAAGTAGAAAGCTTGTCAGGCCGAGAGATTCGCTAAGCTGGCGTGATGTGTTCGACCGGGCGGAAATTGTAGAACGATCCCCGGCCGCATAGATCCGCATCAGCCACAGCCAGTTCAAGATCGAATGCCCGGATCATTGGGGCAACCAAACCCGGGTCCATCAAATAGATCGAAGCGGCGTCACGCGACTTGGTAGATAGCACACAGTCAGCGTTCCAACCCCAGCGACCTCGGCCTGCGTTCTCATCAAGCCACAAGGTCATCTCGTCTAACCGACGCCCCAAACCTTCCTCTGGTACCCTTACCCTTATCCGAATGGGGAAATAGTTTTCGTCGGCCGTCTTCTTTCGTGATCTGCTGCGTGTCGTCATTACTCGTGAAATTCCTCTATCATCTCCGGGCCGTTATCTTTCATCCCGAACTTTCGGACGGGGTGAAACTTAAACTGACCATCCCAGCCAGCACCAAGGGCATTCTGGGCTTCGGTTGTACCGATCTCTCCTTTTATCCACGGTTCGACCTGATCACTTGTTAGGATCACGGGGGTTCGTGCGTGGAGGTCTTTGATTTGAGGCAGGGCGTCTCTGGTCAGGATGGTGCAGGTGCGCAGACCGTCACCCATGTAGGAATGAAGACCGGCAAAGAAGAAACAGGGCTGATTGGTTTTCACCGTAATGTACCACGGTTGCTTGTTCCCCTTGGTTCCCGTCCATTCGTAATAGCCGAGGGCAGGAATAGCACAGCGCCCGGACTTCCATGCTGTTCGAAAGGTTGGCTTTTCCGGTGCGGTCTCGATTTTCGCGTTGAAGGTTGTCGCCTTCCACTCTGGAACCGGCTTCTTGTGCCAGTGAGGGACGAACCACCATCGCGCCGTTGTCAGCACCGGTTCATCATGGATCATTGCTGCCATCTGGATTTGATTAGTCGGCTTGACGTTATAGCCCGTCACGTGCGGGGCTGCGTCATCTGCGAGAAATGGCGCATCGAGGAACCCGCGCATGATCTCCAGCATTTGTGCCTGGGTCATATCACCGGCTGCAAAACGTCCGCACAT